CAACATTCTCATGAACCCCATTCTCTTGGGAGGCCCCCTATCTGTGGAAGCTTACTTATACGACAAGTTTGTTTTTCGCAAGTTCGCGGTCAAGTTCACCACGTTTGTTGAAACTACGCAACGCGGAGTTTGCGTCCTTGCAATCGAAAAGGACGTTGCCAACATCTCAGCAACCACCTTCAATGGTGCGCGCATGGTCACGCCCAACGTGACCTTCCCATACCGCATTCCAAAAGCTGAATTGGACTGGCGGTATGACGGACCCGACACCTTCTACACCAACCCGAGCCAGGATGAGCCAACCGAGGCTCAAGCTCGTCAAGATTGGCAAGGCATCCTGACCGGATATGATTCCAACATTGCTGGCGTCATTCCACCCGGGGGCGGAACGTTCATGGGTTGGCTCGACATTGAGTACGAGATCGATTTCTTCGATCCCGTGCCACCGACATTGCTTGTCGGTTCGACCACACACGAACGCGCTGTCCTAGCGGCTATTCGGTCAGCCATTGCTAAGAAGATCAAAACAGCTGGATCGCGTATACCCACCGAACGCATCGAATTGGGGACTCTAATGGATGAGCCCGCCTTCGAACACTCAGCAGCAAACGCTGCCGAGCAACCATCTGACACTGATTCCATTGGAACCATTGTCGAACAGGTGGTTGCGCAAATCGCCACTCCTGTGCCCGATTTGCGCAGCGGCTTCTCACGCCTTTTACTAGGATGAGAAGCCGCCACTGGTGCCGCTACGCGGCGTGATGAGCTAAATTGCTCCCCTACCGGCTTGGTCGCCGGCTGCATTAACAACCCACTTTTAGTGGGGCCAACCCATACAATCTTGGAGGAGTACCGTTGCGGCGTCGTTATGTCGCGGTGAGTAACTTCCTTGATTTGACCAGTTGGCTGCTACTGGAGGCATTATCTCCAGTGTGGCGCCACGTTGGCGCTTCAGCGCGTTAAGCAGGCGTGCCAGTTATTATCTGGCCGACCCGCGGACACAGCTGGGGCCCACCTTCGCGAC